ACTTTGGAGAACTTCCACATCTTCATACACACATTCAACATTCTTCGGTGTATATAACGTTTCCAGCAACCCATTTCAGGGAAGCACCAGTCTTTTGTTGAACTTCCTTTCAACTCAATCAACTGACCTTATACCGAGCCGACAAGTTTTACCCTATAGCGATTTTCCACGCTATTTGTCCTCAAATAGTTCATCATCTGTTTCGGCTGGAGCATCTGCTACTCTTACATCCCAAAACATTCAACTTAACCAACTTCCAGATAAATTCATCATCTGTGTCCGTAAGCCGATGGTTGATATGACCAATACTGACTCTGATTCATTCTTCCCTATTACTGCAATCAGTGTAAATTTGAACAACCAATCAGGGCTCTTGTCGTCATCTTCGCCCCAGAATCTGTGGAAATTATCTGTGGAAGCAGGAAGTTCCCAATCTTACAACGAGTGGAGAGGTGTCCAGTCTGTTAATGACAACGCTACCGGTGTTGGTTCATCTGTTAAGACAATTGGTTCTCTTCTTGTTCTTTCCCCAGCAATGTCGTTGAGTTTACCGGCGATGCTCTCATCCGGCTCTATTGGACAATTTCAATTCCAAATCCAAATTACTTGCACCAATCCTTATAGTGTTGCTATTACACCAGAAATCGTTATCTGCTGTATGAATAGCGGTATTATGGTGAATGCTTCAGGAAGCAGTGCTATTTATACTGGTATCCTTACGAAAGAGATGGTTGTTTCCACAGCCACAGAAGATGAAGTTCCAGCCCTTGAGGTTCCAGAATACACCAGAATGGTTGGAGGTAAAATGGCGAACTTTGGTGCCTTGAGAAAAATGTTATTGGGAAAACTTGGACGTATGAGAGCAGGTAGAACTGGCTCATCGTCAGGAGGACAATCCGCCCATTCAGGAGGTGTCCGCAGATACGTCTAATTTAAACCGGTTTAGAAATATTTTTTTCTCACTTTAATATGTGGAATATTTTCTCACATTCCCTCAAGTATAACATAAAAATACGACCAACAAAATATCTCTTTTAGAAATTGTTTCACACGAAAATTATATATAAGTAATATATATAATGTTCCACAACTATAATAACAACTTGGATACTCCAGAGAATAGACGAATAGCATTAACTTTAGCGGATTTAGAAGACATACAAAGAGGCTACCCTTCTGCTTTTGTTGAATCAAATCCCCAACCAGATACGTATTATGTAAAACAAAGAAATTTCGGACAAGTCGGTTTAGGACAGGGTGATATTGTTCGTGATAAATTTGCAAGTGGAGGAAGTGGAATGATTGGGGCTACCGCATTACATTATCCAGAAATTCACGATGTATTTAGTAATTATGGAATGTCAGCATTAGAATCGGCTATAGGAGGACCAGCCACTTTAATGGCTCCTTCTGGACAATATACCGGTAGTGTTCGTATGACTCCCCCCATTTCTGGTGGGGGTCGTTTTATTGATTCTACCAGTCCTATCCATCATACACTCAAATACGTGCAAGAAGAACGAGAACGAGGGGCTGGACAGAACACGTTTATGGTTGGAAAACGTGGTGAAGTCGCAAGACCAATCTCCTATCGGACTCCCAAAATTGGAAAAGTTGGAAAAACTCTTGTTATGAAAGGTCAAGAAACTTTAGGTCAAATACACGATGTTTTACCGAAAAAAAGAGGAAGACCAAAAGGCGGTATGAAACCTTTAGGCAGTGACCCAGCCACATATACCCCCAAATCGGTTGGGGGTAAAAAACTATTCAAAACACCCAAAGAAGTGGGACACGAATTTAAAAACCCAAAAGAATTTGTTGGTGGAAAGAAACTGCATTTTATTCAACGTGGCGAATCTCCAAAAGGATGCGAAATGGGGATTTTATGTGGAGGAGAAAAGAAAAGTTTAGCAAAAAAGGTAAAATCTGTTGCAAAAAAAGTAATTGCCGATAAAAAAATTGGAAAGAAAATTACTGGTAAATTCGCTATTTTAAATAAAGTCCTATAAGAAAATATTTTATATATTCAATATATATAGAATATGCCCAAAGGTAAATCTGATGCACTAACTGGCTACGACTACCAGAACTTAATGGGTATGCCCCATTCACAAGTCAATAACTCTGGATTTCAATCCGCAACTGCTTTAAAGGATGGTAAATACATCCAAAGAGGCTCTAACCCATATACTGACTATTTACATCCGGAATTGTCAATGAGAAACCCTGTTGGAGGTATGCGAGGACCATACCACATTTCTGGCGGACCGATTGAAGTTGGACAAAGACAAATTGGCGGAAAGAAAGGAATTGGAAAAGCATTTAAGAGTGTAGGTAAAGCCCTACAAAAACCAGCAGAAGCCGTTGCTACTCAATATTTGGTAAATGCTCTTACAAACCCAGCGGTTGATGAGGGACTAATGGAAGGTGCAGAGGTTGGATTGATGGCGGCGGCTGGACGAAGAAGAGGCAGACCTCCAGCCGGTGGAAAGTTCTCACTCAAGAAAGCAGTCTCTCACCCTGTCACCAAAACTATTATTAAAAAAGCAACTCCTATCGTGCAAAAACAAGGAGAGAAAGCCCTTAAGAAAGGTATTGATAGTCTTGTTAGTAGTATGATGCAAGACGAACAACAAGGAATGTCTGGTGGTCGTAAAATGAGCATAAAAAAGATTGCTTCCCACCCCATTACCAAGAAAATCGCAGACCACGTGATTAAGACAGCCACTCCTATTGTGAAAGATTACGCCAAGAAAACCATTAAAGAAGCCTTGTCTGGTTCATCTTCGGCGGAACCATCTGGAGGAAAGATTCATATGGGAAAGATTGGGAAATCAATCGGTAAAGAGGTTGGAAAATCTGCTCTCCGTGTTGGAACCGATGTAGGCGAACAAATGTTGGCGAGTTATCTTGCTGGAGAGGGAAGACGTGATAAAGTTCGCCAAGCAATTGACGATATTGAAGATTTAGGCTCTGATATTAAACGTATGTATAAGAGCAGAAGAGGAGGAGCCCAATCCGGTGGTGCAAGGTCTGAACGTGCCCAAATTGTTAAACAAGTTATGGCTGAACGAGGATGTAGTCTTCCCCAAGCATCCAGAATCGTAAAAGAAGAAGGATTGTATGGAGGAGGAAGAGGTGGTGACCCCAAGCATTCCCCTTTGGGTCGTTTCATTTAATTGTTTAGAGACTTTAGCATTCAAATAATTGACAAATATTTTATATAGGGTTAATATATAAAATATGCTACCTGCTTATCAGACAAGTGAATTAGAATACGACAATCGTATCAAAAGGCGTATCAATAAACTACTGATGGAAAAATACACCAATACACAACTTCTTACTTTTGAAGGAATGGATTCACAAGCCGATGATTTGTTCCTCTCTTTAGAAAAAATGTTGTATCTTATTTATGCTCTATTGCAAGAATCACACACCTATTTATTTGCTATTGGAACACAATCTGAAGAAGCCAACCGGATTCATCGTGCTCCTTTACCCCCTACTCCTGAAAGACCACAACAAGGAAGAAGAAGGCTTTTTCCTACTGGAGAAGAAATTGGACAACACGTTCAACACGCAATGGAACAGAATCAACGTGCCGTAGTTAGAACCATTACCGGTGTCGGTTCATTTAGAGGACAAATGGGACAACTTCTTAAACTCGGTAATACACTAAAAGATTACATTAAAGATATTGCTCCACGATTCAACTACTTAAATCAAGAACAAGTTAATAGATTAGATGACCTTATTAAAATGGTGTATGACATTTATGATGATACTCTTTCTTTCGCTTTACAAGAACTTCAGTTGGCTCGTGGTGTAGGTGCAAATGAAGAATTAGTAGCGTCTCAACAACTGATGGGCGAAGTAAATAAGCAAGTCATTCAGAGACTACCGGCTCTACAACAACTAATTATCAACTATAACCCTATACAAGCACCAGTTAATGCTGGTAGTGTCAATCAGAACGCTCAAGGGGACGGCTATACGATGGATGCTGGAAACTATCTTGGACAATATGTTTAATTTGTCTTTCTATTATATAATATCGGCACCCCCCTTTTATAAAAAAAACCTCCAAAACCACCTTTTCTGCCTTGATTTTAGAAAGTCCTCTTATATATATACAATTTCTTTTCTTTTATAGATAGAAATGAAAATAAGGGCAAAAAAGGAGGTTTTTGGTGAAAAAGGAGGTTTTTCTCACAGACGGCTCTCCCACATAAGGGCGACCAAATAAGGGCGAAATATTATATATCAATTATATATAATATGTCATCACCAGAACCGGTAAATAAAAAACTTTATGCAAAAGTCAAGAAAATGGCTGATGAAAAATACAAGACTCACGGAGCATACAAGTCTGCTTGGATTGTCAAGAAATATAAAGAATTAGGAGGTAAATACAAAGGAAAGAAAGACCCAAAGAAAGGAATATCAAGATGGCTCTCGGAACGCTGGTCTGATTATGCTGGTCTTCCTTACCCAGTATATCGTCCTACCAAACGGATTACGAAAGACACTCCTTTAACGCCAAGTGAAATAGACCCACAAGATTTATTCATTAAAGCCATACAGAAACAATATATTAAAGGGAAGAAAAATTTACCACCATTTGTAAAAGATATTATGTAGATTTAGTATATAATGGAAACTTTAAATCGCTCTGTATATTCACGAGAAGAAAATAAAGTATTTAATCTTCTGACTATTACCGGAAGGTATAAAATAGTTGGAAGCCAATCTATACCACATATCAAGTATAAAAGCGATTTTGACTTATTGGAATATTTTAATACTTTAGACGTTGGTAAATATCCGCAACAAATATTAAAACTATTTCAGAATAAATTTGAACGTGCATCTAAAGACCCCAATATATTTATTACCGATTTTAAATGTGGTGAAGACGATAAAGGAGAACCATTACGTTGGACGAAACAAACTATAAAAAAAGGCAGTCAAGTCGTAAATGGGAAAGAATATAAATTTACAGATGTTTTATTGCAAAAATCCGTCATAAAAATGGATATTATCGCCTTTATTGATGGTATAGCCACAGAATTCAGCGAAATGTATTACTTCACTCTTAATGGCTACCA